GTCAGTGGCATTTTAAACGTTACAACAACATCCAATTTAGCGGAAGCGTCCATAGCCCGGACGGCCGAAGTCATCTGAATGTTTTGTTTATACCCCTCAACGAGAATAGTAACCGCACCCGAAGCCATCGTAGCGGTTACTACCGTAGAATTATCAATGCCCCCCGCCCCAAATGTCACATCGTCAGTGTGAACTAAGTATATATTTTTGATGCCAACCAGCGGAATTGTACACCCAACTGTGACGTTTCCGCTAAGCTTATTTAAACAACTTTTTGCCATATTATTTGAAATAAAAAAGGGGCTGGGTTAATATCCCAACCCCTTTTTGTTAGTAAATGAATTTAATTATGCTCTCGCTGTCAACCACAACTGCATTTTCTCGGGTGCTACCAACATAGCATCAGCCGCGAACAAAGTCTGTGAGTAGTAGTTACGGCTCTTTGCGTCCTGGATGAACGGAGCGATAACCGTACCAGCGCTTTCCAGTGCAATCTGAATGTTGTCTTTCGGAGTGAAAGCGATAAACGCGGTGTCCAAACCATCAGCCGTTGCAGCGTTAGAAACGTGTCTCAATTCGTTAATCTTGTAACCCTCGAAGTAATACACCGGGCGACCGTCAACGATGTCGGACTGTGCTACGCTGTTATCACGTGTCTGCAACAAGTTCTTATACAAGCGCATAACGTTAGACGTAACGAAGAATTCAGAGTTGTCCAGTGTATCGGGACGTTGTGCGTCGATAGCACCACGCAATGCAGCGAGAACGCCATTCGTATCGAGAACCAATACTTTTTCAGTCATTGTGCTGTCCTTGAACTGCTTGATAATACCGCCGTTAGTGAAGATACCGTAACCAGTTGCTCCTACCGATACGTTACCGTCCAACCAAGCCAAACGAAGCAAGTCAGCTTCCAATACCTTCAATACCTCGGACTGAATAAAACCAGCCAATTCGGTTTCAGAGAAGTTGTCATCAAGGTTGATACCCTTCGCTACCATCTTACCCCACAAGCTTTGCAAGCAAATCTCGATAGGCAGTTCGATAGGTGCGTGCTGGTAATATTTAACCTTGTCAGCTACGCTATTATAAAAGTATTCACCGTTACACCCTGCTGATTTGCGCAATGCCTTGTCGGCTGCTGTAAGGGAAACAACGGGTGTACCATTGGGGATGCCGTTCATTACTGTGATACCTTGTGAGATTTCACCAGCAAGTCCTACGGTCAAAGAAATAACCTCGTTTAATGAGTTGAGGTTCAGTTTGTTAAGGTCTGTAAATGTAAAAGCCATAATCTTTTGTTTTTAGTTATTTGTTGTAAAATTTTTTAGCTGCCTCTGCTACAGCCTCTTTTGATAATTTTGTTTCTTTCTTCTTCGGCATGTTAACGGGCGGTACGCCGGGTTTCGGTGTCGCTCTGTTAAATTGAGCCGTCATAGCTTCCAGTGTTGCGGTGAGTTCAGTAACCGAGGTTTCCAAAGCTGCCATACGGTTTGCAAACTCTTCGGGTACGTCTGCGGTGGCTGGGGTTTCAACTTTAATCTCTTCTTCTTTTACTTCCTCTTCTACCTTAGCTTCTACGCTTTCGATAACACCGTTTGCAATGGTGATAACCAATACACCGTCTTCAACCTGCACTTCTACTTTGCCGTCCGGGTGGGCATTGCCTTCGCTATCGAAAACTTTGTCACCGATAGCCATTGTTTCGCCTGCCGCTTCAATCGTGATACTTGCACCGTCTACGGTTTCTACCGTCTCGGTTGCAAAGCTTGACTTCTTGAATAGCTCTGCGAAAGAACTAAAAAATTTGTTCATCTTCTTTTCGTTTTGATTATTAAATAAGCTTGTGGTGGCTGCTGGAAGACCTACCAAATCGCATGAGTATAACTCAAAAAATTCGGTAACGTCCAGCACATCACCGTTTAATGTCTGATTGTTTATGCCTACCACCGAAACGCCCAGCATATCGGGTTCGTTCTTTATCATCTCGGAGATGAATTTTGCCTCCGATGGGTAGGCGGCTTGTAAGGCTTCGGATAATTCCAAATCGGCATAGGCTACACCGTCCTCGTAGACGAAGTTAGTGAATTTTCCTAAATACCCGTCCAGCATATCCGCCCCGTTATGGGTGCGCCTGCAATGGATAGGCTTTAGGTTGCCGAGCGTTACAACGCTTTGAACTGCGGTCTCCGTAATGACTAACGGAAATTCCTTGCCTTCGTATGTACCGAAATTGGTAGTAACCCCGGCTTGAATAATTCTAAGTTTTCTAAATTTCATATAATTTGTCTTTGTTGTAACACGTGCAAAGATAGGCAGTATATAGTAAACTGCCATCTCTGTACGAGTTAATGGTTTAAAATGTTGCCAGCCCTTGAACTACTGAAACGCCGTTCTGTCCGTTGTTGATATCCTGCACCGATACAACGGGGTTGGGCATGCTCATCACCGCGTCAATCACGACCCCGGCAAGTTGGTTAATACTTTCGTTTGATAACTTTATACTCTCCGCTTGCTTACCTACCCGGTTAGCTTCGGAAAGCCCGGCAACCATACCGCCATCGGCAAACTTGTAAAGCCCCGATGTACCGAACGAATTGCCCCCGTGTGCTTCATTGAGTGCAGATAACGCGTTAATCTCGGCGCTCGCTGTCTTCTTCATGATATAGACGTTCTCACCGCCTTCCGCCTCGAACACCTGCCCATTATTGCCCCGGAACGTTACGCCGCCCTGGGCATGGGAACGCCCGTATATCTGGCCGCCCTTTGCATACTTCTTGACCGAAGTGTTAATTTTCGTATCGGGGTCTTTCTGCTTCGCAATCGTAGCGACTTGTTTCATACCGAAAGCAATAACAATAGCGGCTTGTGCAATACCGAATATACCACCACTTGCCAGCGCTTTTGTTGCGCCTAAGTAAGTATTTATTGTCGCTTGAACAACCGCAAACGCCTTACCTATAGCACTTTGCTCCCCTAACAGTGTTGACATTTGTCCTGCAAGCCCTGCCGTCATTGTCAGTTCTGCGTTAACGCGTGCCCTGGTGTTCGCCTCCTTTGCCTTCTCATATTTGGCTTGTATCAACGCGGTGTTAGCCCCTATCTTCTCGGCTGCTGCCATCTCTTGCGCGTATTGCGCATCGAGTTGCATTTGTCGCATATCGAATTCGTTGGTAACTTCCATCATCTTAAGCTCGTGAAGGTTCGCCGCGTCCGTCGCTTCTCGTTCTCTCATTAGCGCGTCTTGCTCTTCTTGGCGTTGCATCTCCAACTGTTGTACGCCTAAATTAAATTCGGCTTCCTTGTTGGCATATTCCTGCTTTGAGATGAGACCCTGTTCTAATCTGTACTTTTCAAGCTTTAGACTTTCCTCGACGTATGCCTTTTCGTTTTCTATCTTCATTCCGATGGTGTCGTTTTCCAGTTCCTTAGCTTGCATTGAAAGGTTAAGAGCTGTTAACGCTGTTTCCATCTGCTTGATGGTAGCTTCCTGTAAAGCGCGCTTTTGGTTCTCCGCGTCTTGCGCTGCCTTTATTGCGGCTTGTGCCTTTGCTTCCTCGGCTGCCTTGTAAGCTGCTGCATTGGCGGCTATCTGTGTCTTTACAATACCGCTCGCCTGGTTTTCCAGCTCTTTACGCTGCCCGATATAATCGGCTTGCCGTGCTTGCAGGTCTGCCAGCGCTTGCATCTCGGCGCGTCTGTCTTCCTTGCTTGTGTAACTAAGTTCGTTTTGCGCCTTGATTTGGTTGTACTTCTGTTGTAGTACGTCTATCTCGGCTTTTTCCATCTGCTTGGAAATCGCGATAGCCTTTTGAGCTGCTGCGTTTCGTTCCTCTGCGGTCTTTAGCTGGTCTCCTACAATGGTACGTTGCGCTTCCAGTTCTCTACGCATCGCCGACAGCGTTACAAGGTTGTTTGTTTCCGCCTCGTATATTGCCAGCTCCTGCTTGGTGAGTGCTTTTGCCGCGTTCGCTGCCTTCGTCGTCTCCTCGGTAATCAGACCGATAGACGAAAGCAAGTTGACAACCTTCTCCGTTACCCATTCAAAAGCCTTTGCCACACCCCCGAGAAGCTCGGTAATGCCGTCCAGTATGCGCGAGAAGATAACTTCAAACGGAGCGAATGCCGCCTTTAGGTTTGCCGCCATCTCACTGTTACGTTTCATCAGCTTTTCAACCGTTGACACGAGAACCAGTATAACCGACACAACCGCCAATATCGGGTTGGCTTTCAACGTAGCGTTAAACACCTTTAGGATGTTCACACCGCCCGATAGAGAGGTAGCCATAGCTGCTGTAGCCCCGGAAAGCCCTTGTGTGCTGCTCATTGCCTCCTGTATGCTTTCCGCATAGTTACCTACGTTCCTACGGTTATCGCCTACAGCCTTTTCCATGTCTTTAAGGCGGTCGCTTATCTCCTTTGTTTCGGTGACAAGCTTCTGCCCCTCGTCCGTGTTGTTGCGCGTCGCTGCACTCATTGAGTTCAGCTCCTTGGTGTTCTTTGCAAGCTGCGCACGGAGCGCGTCTACGCTGTCCTCTTGACTGTTTAAGAGTGTCGTGTTCGTCTTTATCTCGCGGTTATTATCGGAGATTGACGCGTTGACATCTAACAACTGCTTTTTCAATTCTATTTGAGCCTTTGCCGCATCGCCTACCGCCTTTTTATACTCGTCTTGACCGATTGTCCCAGCCTTGTACGACTTGCCTGCCTCGTCCAACTGTTTCTTCTCGTCCTTAAGCGCTGCCATTAGCTGGCTCTTTGTTTCTGCCAGTTCGACGGACTTTGCTATAAGAGCGTCCAGCCCATCAAGGGCTGATGACGTATCAAACGAAAGGTCTAAT